TTTATATTAATTTACATAGTCCTAATTCTAAAAAATAAAGAGTGAACGGTATAGACCACCTTGTTAAGCGACACAGACATTGGATAAACATTGTCAGGAAGTTTGGCGAGTTGACCTATGCTGAAGACATAGTACAGGAAGCCTACATTAAAATCTTAGATAAAAACAAAGAAATAAATGAGGCTTATTTTTATTACACATTAAGAAGCCTAACGGCTGATTTATCAAGAGTTAAAATAATTAAGTTAGAGTTTACAAAAGAGATTGAATACTTAATTTCAGAATATGAAGCAGAAGATTTAATCATTGAATCAACTAAACCTTATTTTGATTACATAGCAACTTGGGACTATTACGATCAGATGCTATTTTCAGTCTATTTAAAAAAAGGAATATCAATGAGAAAGATGTCACGAGAATCTGGCATTTCATTTACATCAATTTATAATTCAATAAAAAATTGTAAAAACAAATTACGACAATGGGCAAAAGAAAATCACAAGGACTTGGAGATTCAATAGAAAAGTTCACAGAAGCAACAGGAATTAAAGCAGGAGTTGACAAATTAGCAGAGGCAATAGGTTTTGATTGTGGATGCGATAAAAGAAAGGAAGTATTAAATAAAATGTTTCCTTATAATAATCCTGAATGTTTAACATTAGAAGACTACGATTATTTAACAAAATTCTTTGCAGAGAATCATGAAACGATTACACCAATGATTCAAGCTGAATTGGCTGAAATTTACTCTAATGTCTTTAATATAACTTTACAACAAACAAGTTGTGATTCATGCTGGAGAGATACAATAGGCAAATTACGCAAAGTGTACATGGAGCATGATAATGAAGCCTGATGAAAGAGCAAGGGTAATGTATATCAATTGTCTGTATTACACAGGCACTAAGACAATGGCTATTCAATGTGCATTGTATATTGTTCAATTGATTATTGAGCAAAAACTAAAGATTGATGATAAAATTTATTGGAAATTAGTTAAAGAAGAAATATACCTAATTAAAATATAATGGAGTTAAAAAAAATATCTGATATTAAATTGAATCCTAATAATCCAAGATTAATAAAGGATGACAAATTCAAAAAGTTAGTTCAATCAATTAAGGATTTCCCTGAAATGTTAAATATTAGACCTATCGTTGTCAATCAAGATATGATAATCTTGGGTGGCAATATGAGGTATCGTGCTTGTAAAGAAGCAGGAATAAAAGAAATACCTGTAATTATAACCGACCTTTCAGAAGAAAAACAAAGGGAATTTCTTATTAAGGACAATACAAGTGGAGGCGAATGGGATTGGGATATGATTGCAAACGAATGGGATACAGAAGAACTAATTGAATGGGGATTAGATATACCTGTATTTAATATTGAGCCTGATGGAGATGAATTAATTGGAGAAGATAAAAACAATCCAGCTACAATAAAAATAACTTTTGAAAGTGTAGAGCAATTACAACAAGCTGAAAATGATATTAGAGAATTAATTGATAGGAAATACAAAGGTGCTTATTTTTCAGTTTCAGCAGGCGAAATATGAGATTAGAAAAAGCATCAAATAAAGCAATTAAATTTGCTTGTTTAAATTTTCATTACGCAAAAGCAGTACCTACTTATTCAATAGGTTATTCGGTTTTTAATATAAATAATGATTGGTGCGGAGTGGTTTTATTTGGAGGTGGTGCTTCAGTTAATATGCCAACAAAATTTAATTTAAGAAATGGTCAATATTTAGAATTAAATAGAATGGCTTTAAATGGAAAACAATCTTCTACAAGTAAGGTTTTATCTATTGCAATTAAACTAATAAAAAAAGAATGTCCAACCGTAAAAATGTTATTTAGTTATGCAGACAAAGGACAAAACCATAATGGGATTATTTACCAAGCAACGAATTGGATTTATATAGAAAATATTGAAAGTAGTGGAACTGAATATTTTTTAAATGGAACTTGGAAACATGATAGAGGAAGATATAATTGGGCAATCGATTTTAAAACATTACCCAAAAGAAAAAAGGCTGGCAAACATAAATATGTTTTCCCATTAGATAAAAGTTTAATTCAAATTTGTAATAATCTAAAAAAACCCTTTCCTAAAAATTTGAGCGATAAGGTAGAATCGAACTCCGCTTCTTGACTGGTTGCCAAGTGTGCTACCATTACACTATTATCGCATTGATTGACAAATATAAAAATTATGGCTTACAATACAAAAGAATTAGAAAAGCAATCATTAGAAGCAATAGAGAAAAATAAACTATTCTTTATTGAAGATGTATGCGCATATTTACCATGTACAAGAGCAACATTTTATAATTTAGAATTAGACAAATTAGACACAATAAAATCTGCCTTGTTAAAAGTAAAGACAGAGATTAAAGTATCAATGCGATCTAAATGGTATAAGTCTGAGAACCCAACTTTACAAATGGGTTTAATGAAACTGATTGCATCACCAGATGAATTGAAACAATTATCAATGACTCATGTGGAAAGCAATAATTTACATACCGTAAAAGAATTTAAATTATCTGATTTGGTAAAATTCAAGGATGATTCTCCTGCACAATAAATGGAAGGCTTTATTAAATGATACACGATACTTTATAATCTCTGGAGGTCGTGGTAGTTCTAAATCTTTTGGAGTTGGGACATTCACATCTTTACTTTCATTTGAGAAAGGACATAAGATATTATTTACAAGGCAGACAATGACATCTGCACATCTTTCAATCATACCCGAATTTCAACAAAAGATTGAATTACTTGAATCACAAGACAAGTTTGAAGTAACAAAGACAGACATAGTTAATAAGCAATCGGGTTCAGAAATTATATTTAGAGGTTTAAAAACTTCTTCTGGTGATCAGACTGCTAATTTGAAGTCATTACAAGGGGTCACAGATTGGATATTAGAGGAGGCAGAGGAGTTAGTTGATGAATCTACCTTTGACAAGATTAATTTATCTGTAAGGCAAAAGGGAGTGCAGAATAGGGTTATCATTATATTTAACCCAACAACAAAAGAACATTGGATTTACAAAAGATTCTTTGAGCAAGAAGGAGTTGAAGGTGGATTTAATGGAATAAAAAATAATACTACTTATATTCATACAACCTATGAAGATAATATTGAACATCTTGACAAATCATTTTTAGATGAAATAGAAAGGATTAAAGAAACTAATCCAAAGAAGTATCAGCATACAATATTAGGTGGTTGGTTAGACAAAGCAGAAGGTGTTGTATTTACCAATTGGAAGTTTGGGGAGTTTAACCCTAACCAATTACAAACATCTTATGGCATGGACTTTGGATTTTCAATAGATCCAGATGCTTTAGCGGAGGTAGCAATAGATAAAGCAAGAAAGATAATCTATGTTAAGGAGGTAATTTATGAAAGGGGGTTAAAGACACATATTCTTGCATCGTTAATTAAAGAGAAATGCAATAACGGTTTAATCATTGCTGATTCAGCAGAACCAAGACTTATTGATGACCTACGTTATCAAGGCATTAACATACAACCTGTAAAGAAAGGAACGATTGAATCAGGTATTGTAAGAATGCAAGACTACCAAATTATTGTAGATCCTCAATCACAAAATATTGCCAAAGAATTTAACAACTATGTTTACTTAAACAAGGCTTCAAAACTTTATCTTGATGCTTGGAATCACATTATTGATGCGATTAGGTACAATATAATTTACCATTTAGATAATCCAAATCAGGGGACTTATCATATTTATTAAGACAAAAACAAACAATTTACGTTTATACATTATGAAAGTAAAAATTTCAATCCCAACAACATTAAACGAAGTAAAATTAAGCCAATACCAGAAGTTTGTTAAGATTGCAAACGAGAATGAAGAAGGCACATTTCTAAACCAAAAGATGGTTCAGATATTTTGTAATGTAGATTTATATGTAGTTGCCAAAATGAAGCAACAGGATCTAAATTATGCAGTTACAAAGATTAGTGATTTGTTTAAAAAGATTCCAGAGTTAGTCACAATTTTTAAATTAAATGGAACAGAGTTTGGATTTATTCCTAATCTAAATGATATGTCCTCTGGGGAGTACATGGACTTAGATGGTTATATTACTGATTGGGAAGATAGCCATAAAAGCATGGCAGTTCTTTACAGACCTATTAAACAAAAGTTAGGTAACAAATACTTGATTGATGAATACGAGGGAAGTGATAAGTTTGCAGAACAAATGCTTGATGCACCAATGGATGTGGTGTTAAGCAGTAAGGTTTTTTTTTGGACTTTAGGTCGAGAATTATTGA